GCGTCGCAAACATCTTTTGGTAAAAACGAGCCATTTGAATTGCAAGTTGCTCGTGGACAAATATCGGGGCATTCAATCGTTACGGTTTCTGGGTATAACTCGGATGTTGACTCCGCCGCGTATGAAATGATTACGCCTGTCGGAAATTTATCGTATCCTGCGGCTGCCTTGCAAATGACTGTTAGCTCATCTAGCGCAAACGATACTTCGGCAGGTACTGGCGCAAGAACGGTGTTAATTACTGGTCTGGATGCAGATTACAATGTGATTAGCGAAAGTGTAACTCTTAACGGTCAAACCGCAGTAACCACCACAAATTCATTTTTGCGTATTAACAGTATGTTAGTAGCAACCGCAGGTACTGGATTGTCAAATGCGGGGGCTATTTACATTGGAAGCGGCACTGTAACTTCTGGTGTTCCCGCAACGGTTTATAATTTAATTGCTATCGGCTTTAACACTGCCACATCAAGCCAATACACCATACCTGCTGGCTATACTGGATATTTGGTTATTGCGCGGATTGGTTTAGCACAAGACGCTGGAACCACTCTAATCACAGCGCGCACACGCTTCATTGGTACAAACGGGGTTGCGATTACTGGGCCAATAATTGTAACTAACAACGGCATTTCAACAATTGATTTTTCATACCCTATTGCACTTGCTGAGAAGACTCGCATTCAAGGTGAAGCTATTGGCGGCGCTGACAACAACGAGGCAGCGGGATTTTTTGAAATTATTTTAATTAAAAACATACTGAGCTAATTATGGCAAATTATACAAACATTACGGCTACGGCCAACATTAAACCGATGGCGGGTAAGCTGAAAGGTATTTTTGTCAGCTCAGCTTCAAGCACCCCAACAATTACAGTTTACGATTCAGCGGCAACAACAACTACCGCTGTAATTTTAGGTACCTTTACCCCCGCTGCTGCCACTTCGTATTTGTTGCCTTTAGATGGCGCTTACGCAAAAAATGGCATTTATGTAGTGATTGGTGGTACAGTTACGGCAACTATTATTTACGAATAACCTTATCGGTGAGGTTCACCGAGGATTCTTAAGGAATCAAAGATGTCAGATGAGATTCAAAACGAAGCAGCGGCTGAACCCGCGTCGGAACAGGTAGCAACGGCTGCCCCTGAAACCGAAATAATTGCGCCGGAAACCGAACAACCTAACGAACAGCAATCCAAAACCTTCACACAAGAAGAGTTGGATGCAATCGTTGGAAAACGGCTTGCAAGAGAGCAACGCAAGTGGGAAAGAGAACAGTCACGCAAAGCACCGCCGGTGTCTGAACTTCCGCCTGTCGATCAATTTGAATCTGTTGACGCATATGCTGAAGCATTGGCTGAGCGTAAAGCAGAAGAATTATTGACTAGACGTGAAGCTGAAAGACAACGTATGGACTTGGTAGAGGCTTACCACGATCGTGAAGAAGACGCTAGGTCAAAGTATGAAGACTTCGAACAAGTCGCATACAACCCTAAGCTTCCAATTACGGCTGTGATGGCGGAAACAATCCAGATGTCGGATGTTGGACCAGACCTAGCTTATTACTTAGGTTCAAATCCACGCGAAGCTGATCGTATTTCCAAATTGACGCCTTACTCGCAGGCTAAAGAGATTGGTAAACTAGAAGCCAAATTAGCTTCAGAACCAGTTTTGAGAAAAACAACTAGCGCACCACCGCCTATTGCGCCTATATCAGGTCGCGGCACTGGAGCACCGTCATATGACACAACTGATCCTCGTTCTATGAAAAGTATGAGTACATCAGAGTGGATTGAAGCGGAGCGCCAGCGGCAGATTAGGAAGTGGGAAGCTCAACGCAAACATTAACTTCTTTTTTAGGACAACATCATGGCAAACTCGATTCTAACCATCGACATGATTACCAGAAAAGCTCTCGAAATCCTTGAGAACAATCTGGTACTCACCCGTAACGTAAACCGTCAATATGACGACTCTTTCGCTGTTGAAGGCGCAAAAATTGGTTCTACACTGCGTATCCGTTTACCGGATCGTGCTTTAGTAACCGACGGCGCTGCCCTGCAAACTCAGGACGACAACGAACAGTACACAACTCTGTCCGTAGCTAACCAAAAGCACATCGGTATCAACTTCACTTCTGCTGAATTGACTATGCAGTTAGATGACTTTGCAGAGCGTGTATTGAAACCACGTATTTCTCAGTTGGCTTCTTCAATCGACGCTGACGTAGCTAATGCATACAAGAACATCTATGCATCAGTTGGTACACCAGGCACAACACCTTCTACTTCATTGGTTCTGTTGCAAGCGCAACAAAAACTGAACGAAGCTGCTGCTGTAATGTCACCACGCTACGCAACTGTTAACCCAGCAGCTAACGCTGGTTTGGTTGAAGGCATGAAAGGTCTGTTTAACCCAACAGATACAATCAGCAAGCAATTCAAGAACGGCATGATGGGCATGGGTGTATTAGGCTTCGACGAAGTCAATATGTCTCAGTCAATCAAGCAGCATTTAACTGGTAGCTGGGGTACTTCGATCACTGTAACTTCTGCTGTTACAACTCAAGGTTCAACTAGCTTGCCAATCAGCTTTACTGGTTCAAGCAAAACTTGGAATGTTGGCGACGTATTTACAATCGCTGGCGTTAATGCTGTTAACCCACAAACCCGTGAGTCAACCGGTTCTTTACAACAATTCGTTGTAACCGCTGTTGCTGCCGGTTCGTCAACTGCTACTTTGAGCGTATCTCCAGCGATGTACACTGCTGATCAAGCTTTAGCGACTATCGATGCATTCCCAGCAGCTTCTGCTGTTGTGACAATGTTAGGTTCCGCAGCTACTCAGTACGCTCAAAACTTGGTCTATCACAAAGATGCGATCACGTTTGCTACCGCTGACTTGTTAATGCCACAAGGTGTGGACATGGCTTCTCGCCAAGTTCATAACGGTGTGTCGATGCGTATTGTTCGTCAATACGATATCAACAATGACCGTATGCCTTGCCGTATTGACGTTCTGTACGGTTACAGCACGATCCGTCCACAAATGGCTTGCCGCATGTGGGGTTAAGCTGAAGGAGGGCTTCGGCCCTCTTTTTAAAACTTTTTTAAGGAAAATATCATGGCACTTCCAAATGGTTCAGGCGGCTATCAATTAGGCTCCGGCAATCTAAACGAAATTTTGATGGGCACCCAAGTAACTCCTACGGCTAAAACCGCAGCAGCTACTTTGACCCCTGCTGAATTAGCAACCGAAATTATTACTTACACTGGCGCAGCAGTTGCTTTGACCGTACCACTAGGTACTGACATAGACAATGCTTTTCCTAGCATGAAAGTAAACAGTTCGTTTGATTTTTCAATCATCAATATCGGTGGCACTAATGCTGCAACCGTAACTGCTAACACTGGTTGTACGTTAGTTGGTACAGCAGCAGTTGCTGCGAACACATCTTGTATCTGGCGTGTTCGTAAGACTTCTGACGCAACTTACGTTTTTTACCGCGTAGCTGGTTAAATCTGATGGGGGCTTCGGCCCCCGTTTTTAAAGGAATACATCATGGCTAACACAAAAGCAGTCGGCATTGCTTATGCTGACCCATCGTTTGACAATGCTCAATATAAATTATATTTAGTTGCTGATCTTCCTACTGCATCTACTGCATTAGCAGGTACGCGTGCAGCGGTTAGTAATTCCAACACAGCGTATACCGCCGGTATTGGCGCAACTGTTGCTGGCGGCGGCTCTAATATCGTTCCAGTATTTTGTAACGGTACTAACTGGGTTATTGGTTAAAAACATTGGGGGCTTTTGCCCCCATCTAAATTATGAACATATATTTACGGCACGACGTGCACGGCACTAAAGTCGCTACGATGGAATTAGAGGCTTTAGCAGATGAAGAAAATGGTTGGGTGAGGTATACTCACAACACGCCCTCGGCTCCCGAAGAGGTGGTTCCAGTTAATACTCTGGAAGTTCAAAAGCGTAGACGAAAAGAACCCGCAATAGGAGCCTAGTATGGCAACAGCTTTCGACCAGATTAAAGCCGCGCTTCGATTAATTGGCCAACTGGCTGAAGGCGAAGACCCATCCGCACAAACGGCACAAGACGCATTGACCGCCATGAATCAGATGGTTGATTCATGGAATACTGAACGTCTCACAGTTTTCTGTACACAAGACCAAATATTCTTGTGGCCGCCAGATGAAATTACACGCGATCTTGGACCTACGGGCGACTTTGTCGGCTTGCGTCCAGTTTTGATCGACGATGCAACTTATTTCCGCGACCCACAAACAAATGTGTCGTTTGGTATTAAGCTGATTAATCAGCAGCAGTACAACGGTATTGCGGTTAAGACAGTAACGTCTACTTACCCGCAAGTTATGTTTGTGAACATGACTTACCCTAATGTTCAGCTAACTATTTACCCAAAGCCTACACGTGAGTTGGAATGGCATTTTGTGTCAGTTCAAGAGTTGGATAATCCAGCTACATTAAACACAGAGTTGTTCTTCCCACCAGGCTATTTGCGTGCATTCAAGTACAACTTAGCGTGCGAGATTGCAAATGAGTTTGGCGTTGAGCCACCACAGACAGTGCAGCGTATTGCGATGACGTCTAAGCGTAATCTGAAACGCATCAACAATCCTGATGATGTTATGTCGATGCCTTACTCAATCGTGGCAAGCCGTCAACGTTTCAACATCTACGCCGGTAACTACTAATCTATGAAGACGCCAATTCTTGGCCAGTCGTACGTCGCCCGCAGCGTCAATGCTGCGGATGCCCGTATGATCAACATGTATCCTGAGACGATACCTGCACCAGACGGTAACGAGCCTGCTTATCTTAACCGCGCGCCTGGGTTGCGTAAGCTATCCAAAGTTGGCACAGGTCCTATTCGGGGGCTGTGGCAATACGGTAGTTACGGTTACGCAGTATCAGGAAATAGACTTTATCGAATTAATTCAGATTGGTCATCTAGTCAAATAGGCGCTATAGCTGGTACGGGTCCTGTTTCAATGGTAGATAACGGCACGCAATTATTTATTGCGGCCAACCCTACAGGCTATATCTACGATGCAGCCACAGAAGAGCTTGCTCAAATTACAGACGTAGACTTTCCTGGTGCAATAACCGTTGGCTATCTTGATGGGTATTTTGTATTCCAAGAACCTAACTCCCAAAAGTTTTGGACGTCTGAATTGCTTGATGGAACACAAATTGATCCGTTAAGTTTTGCTAGTGCTGAAGGTATGCCAGACAATCTGGTGTCGTTATTTGTTGACCACCGCGAGGTTTGGCTGTTTGGTACTCAATCAGTTGAAGTCTGGTACGACGCAGGCACATCACCATTTCCGTTAGCTCGTATTCAAGGTGCAGTTAATGAGTTTGGTTGTGCCGCTACATTTTCTGTCGCTAAATTAGATAACACTTTATTTTGGCTTGGTGCAGATGCCCGTGGTCAAGGTGTTGTTTACAGAGCAAATGGCTATATTGGTCAACGTATATCTACCCATGCGGTAGAGTACGCTATCCAAAGCTATGGCACTATTTCCGATGCGATTGCTTTTAGCTACCAGCAAGACGGTCATTTGTTTTATGTATTGACGTTCCCAACGGCGCAAAAAACTTGGGTATACGATGTAGCTACAGGCGCATGGCATGAGCGTGCAGGCTTTGCTAACGGTCAATTTATTCGTCATCGTGCAAATTGCCAAATGTTTTTTAATAACGAAGTAGTAGTTGGCGATTTTCAAAACGGTAACATCTACGCGTATGATTTAGATCAATTTTCTGATGGCGACTTTCCACAAAAATGGTTACGATCATGGCGTGCATTACCTACTGGCACAAACAACTATAAGCGTACGGCTCAACACACTTTGCAGCTTAATTGCGAAACAGGTGTGGGTGTAATTACTGGGCAAGGTAACGACCCTCAAGTTATGTTGCGGTGGTCTGATGATGGTGGCCACACATGGTCAAATGAGCATTGGACTAGTATGGGCAAAATAGGCTCGTACGGCTATCGTGCCTTTTGGCGTCGGCTAGGCATGACAGAAAAGCTGCGTGACCGAGTGTATGAAGTGTCTGGCACCGATCCAGTTAAGTTAGCGATTATGGGTGCCGAGTTAGTTTTAAGCGGCACAAATGGCTAATCCAGATAACACCCCTCAACTACCTAAGAACCAATCAGCCATTTCAACTAATGGCGTTGTGTCAAGGGATTGGTATCGCTTTTTTCTTAATTTACTTAACACAGTAAATTCAGGTGGTGGTGGTAACGGCACAGGTACGGTTACCTCAGTCAATGTATCGGGCGGTACAACAGGTTTAACGACCTCTGGCGGCCCGATCACGACTAATGGCACTATAACCCTTAACGGCACAGTAAACGTCGCTAATGGCGGTACAGGAGCCACCACAGCAGCAAACGCCCGTACAAATTTAAGTGTTCCAAGTCTTACAGGTACAGGCGCGTCCGGCACTTGGAGTATTAATGTTACCGGCACAGCAAGCAATGTTAGTGGTGTAGTTGCGATAGCTAACGGCGGCACTGGGTTAACGGCTACGCCAGCAAATGGTGAAATAGATATTGGTAATGGTACAGGATTCACCCGCACGACATTAACCGCAGGGTCTGGGGTCAGTATTACTAATGGTGCAGGATCAGTTACTATTAGTGCTACTGGTAGCGGCACAGTTACAGCAGTAACAGGAACAACACCTATTTCGTCGTCAGGCGGTGCTACACCAAACATTAGTTTAGATGCTAACTATGGCGATACGTTAAACCCTTACGCTAGTAAAACAGCTAACTATGTTTTGGCAGCACCAAACGGTACGGCAGGTGTGCCAACATTCCGCGCTGTTGTGGCAGCAGACATCCCGACGCTTAATCAAAACACAACAGGCACCGCAGGTAGTGTAGCTAACGCACTAACTATCGGCACCGGCTTGAGCGGCACATCTTATAACGGTTCGGCTGCGGTAACGATTAATAACACTGGTGTTACCTCTTTGACGGGTACGGCTAGTCAAGTTAACGTGTCGGCTAGTACGGGTGCGGTTACTTTAAGTTTACCCGCCACAATTAACGTCAACACTACTGGCACAGCAGCCAATGTTACAGGCGTTGTGGCTGTACTAAATGGTGGAACAGGTCAGACTAGCTATACCGATGGTCAGCTATTAATCGGCAATAGCACTGGCAATACGCTTACCAAGTCCACGCTTACCGCAGGCACCGGCATTAGCATTACCAATGGCGCTGGATCAATTACTATTAATGCAACTAATGCAGGTGCGGTTACTTCGGTAACTGGCACATCTCCAGTCGTATCGTCAGGCGGTGCTACACCAAACATTAGTTTGGCATCTGGCTATGGCGATACGCAGAACCCGTACGCTAGTAAGACGGCTAACTTTTTCCTTGCAGCACCAAATGGCACAGCAGGGGTACCGACATTCCGCGCTGTTGTAGCGGCGGATATACCTACACTTAATCAAAACACGACTGGTCAAGCAGGTAGTGTTGCTAACTCATTAACCGCCGGCACGGGTATTTCATATAGTGTTGGTACAACGTACAACGGTTCGGCTGCAATTACGGTCAATAATGCAGGCGTTACTTCTTTAACCGGCACCGCAAGTCAAGTAACGGTTTCCGCTAGTACAGGTGGTGTAACGCTAAGTTTACCGTCACCAATTAATGTTAATACGACAGGCAACGCAGGGTCGGTTACAAATGGCGTGTATACGAATGGCAGTTATGCTGACCCAACTTGGATCACGTCGTTGGCAGGCTCCAAAATAACAGGCAATATTTCTGGTAGCGCAGGTAATGTTACCGGTGTGGTAGCAATAGCTAATGGCGGTACTGGCCAGACTACGGCAGTTGCAGCATTTGACGCTTTGTCGCCAGCCACCACAAAAGGCGATCTGATTGTTAGTAATGGTACGGACAATGTTCGCCAAGCCGTGGGTACAGATACATTTGTATTGACTGCGGATTCTACAACTGCGACGGGCATTAAATGGGCGGCGTCTAGCGGTTCGGGCGCAACGATTACAAATGACACAACAACAGCTACAAATCTGTACCCAACTTTTGCTGCTGCAACGTCAGGTTCTTTAACTACAATTTACACTGGCAACACAAAATTGCTGTACAAACCTAGCACAGGAGAGTTAACATCTTCCGAAGTAGTGGCAAGTAATGGTATATTTGTCAATAGTCAAACAGTATCTGCAAATTACACAATTCCAGCCGGTAGCACAGCAATTTCAGGTGGTCCAATTACAGTGGCGTCTGGCGTTGCGGTAACTGTTTCCAGTGGCGCAAGATGGGTAACAATATGAGTGAAGTTGCGAATACTGTTGAAAAAGTTAAATTCCGTGAGGACATTTTAACTGTACAAAACGGGTTACAAAACTTAATTGATAGCGGCGCCGTTCAATCAACATTAGAAAACTGCACGCTTACGCATTACTTTACACCTAAAGACGATAAGTACGGATGCCACGCTTACGCACGAGAAATGTTGATTCCTAAAGGCACGTTGATTATAGGTAAAATTCATAAACATCAACATTTGAATTTTATTTCAAAAGGCAAAGTAACTGTTTTTACTGAGTTTGGTCAAAAGCATTTAACAGCACCTTGCACGTTTGTGTCAGAAGTTGGGTTAAAGCGGGCGGTATATGCAGAAGAAGATACGTTGTGGACAACAGTGCATTTAACTGAATTTGGCGCAGAAGAAGATTTAGCGCAGATCGAAAATGAAGTTATTGCACCATCTTACAATGAATTAGGATTAATTGAATCAATGGATACTTTGCTTTCAATAGAAGCAAAAGGAGAATTATCATGACATGGGGAATGGTAGCCGTTGCAGGCGCAACTGTAGTTAGTGGCGTAATGGGTTCAAATGCGGCAAGCAGCGCAGCGGGCGCTCAAGTTGCTGCTTCAGAACAACAAGCACGCGTTCAAAAGGAAATGTTTGACAAGCAAGTCGAACTACAAGCCCCATTTCGTGAAGCGGGATTAAAAGGTCAAAACGAATTATTAGATTTGTTAGGGCTTAGTGGAAATACTAAAGCCGCGGGATATGGCAGTTTATCGCAGCCGTTTACTGGCCAAGACATGTACAAAGACCCAGGCTACGCGTTTAGATTAAATGAAGGCGTTAAAGCGTTGGATCGAAGTGCTGCTGCGCGTGGTGGATTACTAGGTGGTAATCAATTGCGTGGCGTTACTCAGTTTGGTCAAGATTACGCCACTAATGAATATCAAAATGCATTTAATCGATATCAAGCAGAACGCCAAGCACGTTTAAATCCATTGCAAAGTTTGGCAGGGCAAGCACAAACTTCAGCTAATACCTTAACTAATGCTGCGGGCAACTTAGGTAGCGTATTGGGTGAATCGGCCATTAATGCTGGCAACGCTAGAGCGTCCGGTTACATAGGTTCATCTAATGCAATATCTAACGCTATTGGTCAAGGTGCTAATTATTACATGGGCAATCAAGCCATGAAAAATCAGCAGAATCAATTTGATACATTTATGAATAGAGCTTATCCAGAAAGATAATCATGCCAATCGATCCAAATATTGCGTTAGGTCTTCGCCCCGCACAAATTGAATCACCCATGGTGCATGCTGCGCGTGCAGCAGAGTTATCTCGCGCAAATCAGCAGAACATGCTTGGCGGAATGCAAATGATGGAGTTAGCACGCGCAACTGAGCAGAAAAACAAGATGCGCGACATATTGTCTAAAGTAGACCCTAGCGCGCCGCCTGAAGCAGTAAATAAAATGCTTGAGCAAGCGTATATTGGCGCCGGCGATATATCAGGTTTAATGGCGCACAGAAAAACTTTGGCTGAATCAGAAGCAGCGCAAGCTAACGTATTAAAAGCTAAAGCGCAAACTAAACAAGCTGAAGCTGGTACAGCGGCAAGCGAATTTGATTTAACCAAGAAAAAAATGACCCATGCATGGGAGTCTGTTTCTAAATCAGCTACTCCCGCTGAATTTAAAGCAAATATTTATGACGCGTTAAGTAAAAAATACATTACACAAGAAGAAGCCGACTCCGGATTAGCTAAGTTAGAACAAGCTCAAGTACAAGACAGTATGGCAGGTGGCAATACAAATTTTATGCGACTTCGTATGGAAAGTTTAGAAAAATTGTTGCCGACTTTAGATGCAATTAAACTTAAAGAAGCCAAACCTGAAAAAGTAGACACGGGTAAAACAATTGAATTTAGAGATTTAAATCCGAAAAGCCCAACATTTGGTAAAGTAATTGGTGAATCTATTACTAAAACTATGTCGCCTGCGGAAGAGGCCACAGATAAATATCATCAAGGATTATTGGCAAATGCTAGACGTCGTTTAAACGAAGAATTAGCTACTGGCGCGCCATTAACAAAAGACACGTTAGATTTTGCTGCGCAGTTATATACGCAAACAGGGCAAATGCCATCAGTAGGTATGGGCAAAAACGCGCAAGCAATTCGTTCACAAATTCTTACTCGTGCGGCGGAAATAAATATGGGCGGCGGGGCTAGCGCTGCTGATGCGGCGAGTAACGTAGTAAGCAACAAACTTGATGTAGGTGCAAAAGCAAAAGCTACTAAAGACTTTAGCACCGGCATACAAGGCCGACAAGTTACTGCATTTAACACAGCGATTGACCATTTGGCAACAATGGATAAATTGTCTGACGCGTTGCAAAATGGCGATGTTAAATTAATTAATTCTCTTGGTAATGTGGTTGCAAGACAAACTGGCCAGCCTGCCCCAACTAACTTTGACGCAGCTAAACAAATTGTTACCGCCGAAGTTATTAAAGCAGTTGTTGCTAGTGGCGGTGGCGTAACTGAACGTCAAGAAGCTGAACGTAATTTTGCAGCCGCTAATAGCCCCGCACAGTTAAAAGGTTTGGTTCAAACATATAAGAAGTTATTGGGTGGTCAGCTTAATAGTTTAGGTCTGCAATATGAAAGCACAACAGGCAAAAAAGATTTTGAGTCTAAATTAACGCCCGACGCAAAAACAGAATTTAAAGCTGTACGGGGACAAACTGCGCCTGCGGGCGCGGTTGACACAAACAACAAATGGCTAAAGAGTAACCCTTAACATGGCAAATCCAGCAGAAATTTTAAACGACCCTGATTTTGTCAATGCAAATGCAGCGACAAAACAAGCTATTTTTGCTAGACATGTTGCAAACGATCCTGATTTTAAAAGTGCTAATGCGGATACGCAACAAGCTATTAAAATGCGGTTTGGTTTTGCCGAGCCAACACAAAGTGAAGGTATGCCTGGCCCTCGTGGTGGGGATGAATTTTCTGACATGACTGGCGCAAAGAGTAGACTTGCTGCTCAAGCTGCTCAAGCTGAAAACAGATCAAAACGCGGCATACTAGAAAAATACGTTGCTCCAGTTTTAGAAGTTCCGTTAGCTATTGCCACAGGTATCCCTGGCGTAATCAGCGAACAATTGACGGGTAAGAATATTGGTTATAAACCTGTATCTGGAACATCTCAAGATATTCTGTCTGATGTTCAAAAAGCATTTGAAGCAAGCAAATTAGAAGGATTAATGGGTTTGCCAGCAAGAGCGCCGGTAAGAACAGTTGCGCCTGTTGTTAACCAATTAGCGCCTGCTGCTAGAACTGTTGCGGAATCAAAACTTGTACAACCTATTGTTAAGCCTTTGCAAGAACGCAAAGCGCGTATTCAAGAAGAAAATGTTGCACGCTCGTATGATAATGCAGCGCAGATTGATGCGGCTACAATAGCGCAAGAACGTGGTATTGCGTTAAACCCTGCAATATCTAACCCAACAAAAACTAATCGTGCTAAGTCAACAGTTGTAGGCGCTACAAACTTAAACGAAAACTTATCTAAGATAAACGAAGTTAAGTTTACTAAGCTTGTTAAAGAAGACATGGGATTACCTGCTAATACGGTATTAGACGCTAAAGCGTTTGAAACTGCGTTAGCTAAACAAAGCGCGCCGTACGATGCAATAAAAAAGATAGAGCAATTAACGCCCGATCAAGGCGCGTTAGACCAAATTGAAAGCTTGCGTATTAATCGCCCGTCTATTGGTGGTGAAGCAAGTGCAGCCGCAGTAAACACTTTAGTTGACGAAGCAGTAGCTAAAATTAAAGAAGGCCGTTCAGGTGCAGAAATTATTAACGACATCCGCAAATTGCGTAGAGATGCTAATAACGTATACACGGCGCAACAAAAAAGTGGTGTACCTGACCCAACATTAATTTCTAAAGCAGACGCTAACATTGGTATTGCTAACGCGCTTGAAAATTTAATTGAGGCAAATGTAGCTGACCCTAAACTGTTAAGTGATTTGCGTGCAGCTCGCGCTAACATGGCTAAAATATATGATTATGAACGCGCTACTAATTTAGCTACTAATCGAATTGATCCGCAAATTTTAGCTAGAATGGTGGAAGAAGGTAAACCTTTATCTGGCGTTGCTGCTGACATTGGTAAGATTGCGGCAGTGTTCCCTGAGATTGCGCAAAGCGGTAAGACAGGCGCGCCTATGTGGGCGCCAGAACGCCTTACTCGATCAGGTGCTGCGGGTACTATTGGTTTTGCTTTAGGGGGTGTGCCTGGAGCTGTAGGCGGTGCAGTAGCAGGTAATGTTTTAAGTGGGTTAGCAGGGAAACGAATAGCCAGCCCAGCCTATCAAGCAGCAAACGCGGTGCCGCGAGATTTTAGACCCCGTAATAGTTTGGCGCCTGAACCGAAGAACAATTTGAGGAATGATTAAATGGCTTCATTAACTCCAACCCCTAAGCAGCAGTTTTTTGATGCCAACGGTAACCCGTTAGTGTTAGGTAAGGTGTACACCTACGCAGGTGGCACGACAACACCAATTGCGACTTATGTTGACCAAGTCGGCGCTACCGCCAACACTAACCCGATCATCTTAGACGCGCGCGGTATGGCCAACATTTGGCTGCAATCCACAGTCGCATACAAATTTGTTATTACCGATTCGGCTGACGTGCTTCAGTACACTACCGACAATATCGTGGTGCCCTTAGACAATTTGTCCTTTGGCTCACCCCCTGCAATTGGTGATGTAGAACCTAACACCGGCGCGTTTACTACGTTGTCAGCTACAGGCGACGTGACCTTCTCTGGTTTTGGCTACACCCAATTGCAAACTGGTGCAACCGCTGACCGTCCAGCCGTGCCATCTGAAGGCATGATCCGCTACAACACTACGCTAGATCAATTTGAAGGATATGGCAGTACGGGCTGGGGTGCCATTGGTGGCGGTGGTGGTGGAAGTGGCGGTGGCGGCAGTACAATCCTATATGAAAACGACCAGATTATTACTCTTAGTTATACAATTACGGCTGGCAAAAATGCTATGTCAACAGGTACTTTGACGACAGGGCCTACATTTGGCGGTACAGGCAGTATTGCAGGCACGACATTAACGATTACCGCAGTAGCTACAGGGGTGTTAGGGGTAGGCTCTACCATTGAAGGTACAGGAGTTACCGCAGGCACAACCGTTACGGCGTTAGGCACTGCAACTGGTGGCGTAGGTACATATACCGTTAGCGCATCGCAAAACGTATCAGCAACTACTATTACAGCGCCAATTATTATTACTGTACCTACCGACTCACGGTGGGTAATTATTTAAGGATAGATTATGGCAACAGTAATTACTGCCGGTAATGCTACAAACGGCTTATCGCTTTCGGCGGATAACACCGGCGCGTTTGAATTTAAGACTGGCACCGGCGCAGGTACAACTGCGCTAACTTTATCTAGCGCACAAGTTGCTACATTTGCAGGCGCAGCGTCTGTACCAGGCAATTTATCGTTTAACTCAGGCTACGGTTCTTCTGCTGTTGCATACGGATGTCGTGCATGGGTAAACTTTAATGGTACAGGAACAGTCGCTATTCGTGGATCAGGAAATGTAACAAGCATTACTGATAACGGCACAGGGGACTACACAGTAAATTTTACTACTTCTATGCCAGATGTAAATTATGGAATAAATGGACTTTGCAGAATTAATAGTAATAACTTAAATAATATTACATTATCATCAGCAACAACTCCATCTGTATCTGCTGCTAGAGTTTTAACGAATCAATCAACATTATTCGATGCAGATTATGTTTATGTTTCAGTATTCCGTTAAGAGGACAAAATGAATTCAAGAATAATTTATCCAACAGATGACGGTGGCGTAGCGATCATAGTTCCTGCTGACTGTGGTTTAACCATTGAGCAGATAGCTGCTAAAGATGTACCACCAAATAGACCATACAAAATTGTAGACGTTGCAGATATACCTACAGATCGTACATTTCGTAATGCTTGGGAGTATGCAGAATGATCAGTATTAACATCGACAAAGCTAAAAACATAGCTCATGACATGCGTCGTGCTAAGCGAGCAGAAGAATTTGCTCTATTAGATATTAAAGCAACTATTCCTAGTGAAGCAGTAGCGGCTGAAGCTGCACGACAAGCAGTAAGAGATAAGTACGCAGCTATGCAAACACAAATTAATTCTGCGTCTACGCCAGAAGAAATTAAAGAGGCAATCCAATGACAGCAGGCATAAAGGCAAACGCCGACGGATCGGCAGCAATACAAGTAGGTGGCTCGGATGCCATCACTATAAGCGCAGCATTAGATACCACATTTGTTGGGACTGCTACTGTACCCACAGGTACGCTATACCCGTTAGTTAGAGGTACTGCTGTTGCGTCAACAAGTGGCACTAGCATTGACTTTACTAGCATACCTAGCTGGGTAAAACGCATTACTGTAATGTTTAGTGGTGTCAGTTTAAATGGCTCGGCGAATATTCTTGTACAAATAGGCTCTGGTTCTGTAACAACATCAGGGTATGTTTCAAGCAGCGGTACAGTAGTAAATGCAAGCGGATCAAGTGGTTCTACATCAACGGCCGGATTTATTAGTTCAGCGGGGTCTGCGGGAAACATAATTTATGGTCACATGGTAATAACAAATATTACTTCTAATACTTGGGTAGAAAGTCATTATCATGGTTATGGTGTTGCAGCAGCATCTACTGGGGGCGGAACAATTGCGCTTGGTGGCGTATTAGACCGCGTTCGCATTACTACTACTAATGGCACAGATACATTTGACGCTGGCTCGATCAATATACTTTACGAGTAAATAATATGACCATCACTTTAAATGCTACTACTGGCATCACCACGCCAGGAATGGTTAATTCAGGTAGCGATGCTATTTCTGGTAATGAGACTGTCGCTGGTACGTTACAAGTTGGCGGTATTACTACGAATGTATATCCAGTGGTGGCAGGCACTGCTGTTGCGTCTACATCCGGTACGAGCATTGACTTTACATCCATACCAAGTTGGGTAAAGCGTATTACTGTAATGTTTAACGGCGTATCTGTTAGTGGAACTAGTATCCCCATAATTCAAATTGGGTCTACTACTATTTCTACTACTGGATATACTGCGTCTGGTGGATATGCCAATAATTCAGCAGTAAGTACCGTTACAGCTCAAACAATTGGATTTCCTATTACTGGTGTAAGTGCGGCAACAGCTGCGTTTTTTGGAAATGCAACATTAACTTTAATAGCAAGCAACACTTGGGTTTTTAGTTGGTCTGGAACGCAAACTGGTGGAACAGCTACATTTACTGGGGGCGGTGGTGTTTCTCCAGCTCTTGGTGGTGCATTAGACCGCGTACGCATTACTACCGTTAACGGCACTGACACCTTTGACGCTGGTTCAGTTAATATTTTGTACGAATAATGACTGCGATTGTTGACGGCACGCTAGGAATTAATAACGCAACGTGGACTACTGCGGGTAGACCTGCAAGCCCTACTGCCGGTCAAATGGGGTACAACACAACTTTAAGTTACCCCGAATGGTTTGACGGCACTAATTGGTATCAATTTAATCAAACTAGATCGTATTCCGCAACTTACTTAATTGTTGCCGGTGGCGGCGGCGGCGGTTCTTCATTTGGAGGCGGTGGCGGTGCGGGCGGCTACTTAGCGGCAACTACATCGTTAACTTTAGGAACAACTTATTCATTTGTAATTGGCGCGGGCGGCGCGGGCGGCGCGGGCGGCGGCGCTGCTGCAAGTGGATTTGCAGGTACAACTGGATCAGATTCCACAGGTTTTGGATTGACTGCTTTAGGTGGCGGCGGTGGTGGGGGCTACAACTCAGTCACAGGGTCTAACCTAAACGGAAAAGCTGGTGGGTCTGGCGGCGGCGGCTGTTACACAGGTACCGTTGGCTCAGCTACTTCAGGACAAGGTTTTGCTGGTGGTCTTGGTGCTACTACAGTTAATCAGCCGGGCGGTGGCGGGGGCGGATCATCTGCGGTAGGCGCAGCAGCCACAACAACCGTAGGTGGGGCAGGCGGTGCTGGCACTGCTAACACTATATCTGGCTCTAGCGTAACTTATGCAGGCGGCGGTGGCGGCGGGTCATATAACGGCGGTACCGCAGGCGCAGGCGGCGCGGGTGGTGGTGGTGCGGGTAGTGCTACAACAGCAACCGCCACAGCAGGAACAGCCAATAGAGGCGGTGGTGGTGGTGGGGGTTATGCAAGCACCGTAACATCTTACGCAGGCGGAGCGGGCGGGTCGGGCATCGCTATTTTATCAGTGCCAACAGCAAACTATACCGGCACCACTACAGGGTCACCTACTGTTACGATAAACGGAATATATACAGTTATGACATTTAACTCATCTGGGAGTTACACAGCATGAGCCATTTTGCTAAAATTGTTAACGGAATTGTTACGCAAGTTATTGTTGCTGAACCGGAGTTTTTTAATACGTTTGTAGATACATCACCTGGTGAGTGGGTACAGACAAGTTACAATACGCGCAATAATCAACACCCAGAGGGTAGACCGCTAAGAGGTAATTTTGCAGGGATTGGGTACGTTTACGATACAAACAACGACGTGTTCTACGCACCGCAACCATTTCCTAGTTGGGTATTAAATAATACAACTTGGACATGGGAAGCTCCAATACCTATGCCTGACACTGGGCAAAGATTTGAGTGGGATGAAACGCAACAACAATGGGTAGAGATAGATGGACAATCAGATTTTGTTTAATGTAGCAGTGGCGCTAGCTGGCTTTTTAGGCGGCTGGGTGCTAAACAATGTGTCTAAGTCTATAGACCGTTTAGATGTAGACGTACGTGCTATGCCGCACATGTATATCAACCGCGAGGATTATCGCGAAGACATGCGTGATATAAAAGATATGCTAACTAAGATATTTGATCGCTTAGAGGCCAAACAGGATAAATAATGATCGACCCGATTACAATAGGGTTAGCAATACAGGGTGTAAAGCTAGTAGTCAATAGCATTAAATCCGCAGCCGACGAGGCAAAAGAGGCAGTTGACAGCATCCACGAATGCGTCGAGTCAGGTAAGAAGTTGGGCGAATCCCTTTCGCCGGTGAAAAAGTTTTTCACAGCCGCAAGCAAATACGAGCTTGGCCGCAACAACTTAGAAGAAGCAAAGAAAGCACAAGACTTAGCAATAGCCGCTGGTGAGCCAGTCGCTGATCCGATCTCGGACGCCGAGTACGTCATGGAAATGATGGCGATGGATCGGGAGATCAAACAATACTACGCCCAGATCAAACACATTATGATTTATCATTTCGATGAGTCAGGCATGTGGGACGAGTTTTGGGATCGTCTAAGCCGCTTACGCAAAGAACGTGAAGAGAAAGCCGAAGCAGCGCGTAAAGCTGCCACAGAGGCACGTCTAGCTATTGTTGCGGAAAAGATGCGCAAGAAAAGAAAACTACAACGCACGTTAAACATAATCTACAACTGTGTAGGTGGCTTTGTAATTACGTTAATCATCGCAGGGTTTGCATGGTTTATTAAATGGATGTTTGATCAGGGGACGCAATGAACTTTAAAATGGAAGATGTGGTTAAGATTGTTTTGCCATTGCTATTTTCTGCAATGCTTTGGCTACTTAATCAAGTTGGTTCTTTTAATGAACGTCTAGTAAAGATAGAAGGCTCAATGCCTGCTTTAATCACACCACAAGGTGTGCCAACGGATTCGCCCATATCTGCTGAAGCTAGACATAAACTTAAAGAAACAATCTACAACGACATTCACGACCTACAGGTCAGAATTAAACTTATGGAAGAAAGAGGTAAAAAATAATGCTGACATTACTATCAACCTTACTATCGTTTTTATCTGGCGGCCTGCCTAAGATACTGGATATCTTTCAAGACCATTCAGATAAAAAGCATGAGCTACAAATGGCGCAAATGCAGTTGGATCAACAGATGCGCATGCAAGCTGCTGGCCTAGTTGCGCAAGAACACATTGAAGAAATACACACAGAGCAAATGCAAATCACTGCTGCGGCGGATGAGCGTCAAGCACTGTACGCGCATGACATCGCGATCGGCCAGGGCGCCAGTCAGTGGGTAATCAACATGCGTGCGGTAGTGCGCCCATTCATCACCTTTGGTTTGTTTGGCTTGCTTGTGTTTGTAGACATCTTTGGTTTCTATTACGCTATCCACACTAACGTGCCGTTTGATGTAGCGTTAAACATCCTGTGGGATGATGAAACGCAAATTATTTGGTCGTCTGTGGTCAGCTTTTGGTTTGGTACGCAAGCATTCCAGAAGAAATGAATATCTCTGACAAAGGCCTTAAAGCCATAGCGCATCACGAAGGGGTACGGACTAAACCGTACCTTGATAGTATTGCGTTGTGGACCACCGGCGTGGGCCATTTAATCGCGCCACCAGAGCAATTAAAGATGAGCGTTGCAGATAGACTGCACGCTAAGTCAATTGGTTTTCTGCCCTGCCCTAAAGAGTGGAACCGCACACTAACAATGGATGAAGTCAATGAGATACTCAAAAGTGACCTCCGACGTTTTGAATCTGGTGTTCTTAAGTATTGCCCTAGTGGGCTTACTCAGGGTCGCTTTGATGCTTTGGTATCATTCGCATTTAATTGCGGACTCGGCACCTTGCAACGCTCCAGTATCAGAATGCGCCATAATCGCGGCGACTACGAAGGTGCAGCAGACGCTTTTCTTCTCTACACCAAAGCAGGCGGAAAAGTCTTTAAAGGACTTGTAACCCGCCGCAATGATGAACGTGCTACCTACCTCGGCTAGTCTTTCCATTTAGGCGCGCAGGTAACGTCAACTACGATGTCCGTGGTAAAGCCGTTGATCTTACGTTTGCCGTAGACCATCACACCACGCAATCCATTCGTTTCGCACTCGCGCACGCCGACGATAACTTCGTTACGTGATAGCGTTTGAATTTTTTTGTCGATAACCATTTCTTGTTCAACTAACTTCGGCTCGTTGTATGTAGGCACGCTTGAGCATGCGGTTAAGAACATAGACATAAACATAATTTTTTTCATTTTGATAGCTCCCTAATTGATTGAATTGACATGCCTGTATAGTCGTGTATTTTCAGCATAATTTCTGCGCTAAGGGGACATGTACGTGCCCTTATCTTGCACACCGTTGACGATGCTACGCCTAAGTGTTGCGCTAACTGCCTATCACTTTTTAATTTATACGCCACAATAATGTGGTCGAACAATCGGTGATTCTTCATATTCGTAATATCCTCGCTAAAAGTTGTTTCCAGGGCGATAGATCACTAGGATCGTAGCCCAACAATATTGCTTCCATCAAATGCTCTTCACTGCTCTTTTCCCGTTGTACGGGTCTTTCTACCCTCGTCCAGTATTTGCCGATCTGGGGAGGTGGTTCCTTGATATGCTTGCCGTCTCTTAGCATCATCTCTCCTATCTTCTGCGTTACGTCTCACTTCAACCATCTTGCGTTTTATGTTTTTAACTTGCTCTTCTGTAAAAATCACGGCCTTTCCGCTTCCTTTAAAATTTCTATCCTTTCTCTGCTGTCACGCATAGCGCAATAGCGTTGATGTAGGCGTTGTAAATAATTAGCGCGTCGATGCGTTGAGCGTTCTTCAGTTAGTAAATTAAAGACTTCTTCCTCTGTTAACGTGGGAAGTTGCTCATTCAGTGCGCGCCAGCTTAGTTTTTTCATTCGCTATCCTTTTTTCAATTTCATCTACTTGTTCTACTGCACGTTGAAAAGCCCGCGCCATTTGGTTTAACTCCTTTTCTCGTATGCGTTCTTCTGCACGCGCTGCCGGTAATTTAGACCGCCAGTAATCCAATCTTTTCATTTAGTCACCCATAAAATAATAAATAAACGTCACTGCACAAGCTGCGGCAGTTAACGAGATACCAAAAAACAAACCTGCAAATAAATATATAAATTTAGCTACTTCCATTTTAATTCCTCCATTGCTATTTCAGATATGGCGCGCTTGTTGTGTAACGCTGCCCAGATTTTTTCATCGACCGTCTTTTCCGCCATAAGGATGTAGACCCACACTTCGTGCATTTGCCCTCCTCGGTGCAATCTACCCACGGTTTGCTCGTACAATTCAAGTGACCATGGGAGAGATATAAAGACCATATTGCACCCTCCTGACTGTAGATTGAGGCCGTGTCCTGCGCTCTTCGGGTGGATCGCAAAAAGCTCCACGTCGCCTCTGTTCCATTTATCGATCGCGTCCACGTCGTCGAGGGTGACAAGCCTCTTATAGCGACGCTTAAGTTCCGCCACCTCTTCTTGATATTGGTATACCAAGATTGTATTGGCTCTTTGATTTTCATCTAATAAGTCCTCCAATAGATCAAACTTATGGTTAGACATCCAGATAGGTTTTTGTGTGGTAACAAACTTACCTGGCACCTCAGACGCAACGCGTGTCGTCTCATAAACAAACCCTGCTGACATCTGTTGCAACTTACCCGTTACTACACCTGCATTTGCTGCCACTGCTTTTGCATCAGGAAACTCAGCAACAAAATCTTTTTTCATCTCGTTGTACTTTGTCATGTCCATCGCACAACGCATCTCGACCGTATGACATGGCGGTAGCTTGTCTTTGTATACGCCTGCTTCTAATACAAACGTCGCCGGTTTAATCTTGGCCATAACCGCCGGTAATGCATTAGGGCGTGGTGCCCATTCACCAAACTCTTTATTCATCAATACAAAGTATTGCTGCATGAATGCGCCCTTGCTACGGCCTAGCAAACTCTCATCAACAATCTTGCATTGACCAAACACATCTTCTAATCCGTTACTAGTAAACGATCCAGTCAAGCCCCAACGTATTTTAAAATTCATTACTTTGTGCAACGCTTTAAAGCGTGCGCCAGATGGATTTTTTAGCTTAGTCAACTCATCAAACACAATCGCATCAAAATCTAATTTTTGTTCTGACAACCAACCAAGGTTGTCGTAGTTAATAACGACAATGTCACCTTCGGCTAATGCTGCTAGGCGCTGCGCTGGTGTACCCACTGCTACGCTTACACGCAAGCTTGTCCACTTCTTTGCTTCGATTGGCCACACGTCAGTGCACACACGTTTAGGCGCAAGTACAAGAAAGCGTTTAGCGTGTCCGTCTTTAATCATGGCAACAATCGCTGTCAATGTGATTGCAGTCTTACCTGCACCTACAGGAGCTAAGATCATTGCGCGATCACGTTCATAAAGAAAATCACACGCTTCTTCTTGATACGGTCGCAGTTGCAGCCCAGTCATCAATCATTTCCTTTGTATGTAGTAATGCGTACTTCTGTTTTAGCCATGCCATTTGACTTCTAAACTCTGCTTGCAATGGCGCCAACACGCCGCCTTTGGGGCGCTTCAATTCTATGAACCATGTACTACCGTCGGGCAGACACGCTATGCGATCTGACACACCCTTGCGCCCAGGGGATGTGAACTTCCACGACTTACCGCCCATGCGCTCGACTGCCCAAACAAAATGATTTTCGATTTCTTTTTCTAACATGGCTGAAATATATACCCTAAAAAACTTTTGCACAACAATTATTTTCGTGTTACAGTAGAGGCTCAAACAGTAAAGGAGAGTAAATGTCACATTCAACTATCGTCGGCGGCTCAACCGCTAAGCGCGTAATCAACTGCCCAGCTTCGGTTGCCTTAGTTGCTAAGATGCCACCACAAATTGAAACCGAGCACGCAGCTCGTGGTACGCTATTGCATACCGCTATTGCCAAGATATTAGACGGCGACACTAACGTCATTGGCGATACTTATAAAGAGCAAACGCTGACACAGGAGTTGTACGATGAAAAGATTGTTCCCGCTCTCGAAGCCCTCAATGCTATCGACCCTGAACAGACTATGGAATATGCTGTTGAAAGTAGAGTGGGATTCGGTAGTTTTTTACCTGGCGTGTTCGGCTCTACTGATTTACTTGGCCGTATTGGCGACAGAGCTGTTGTACTCGACTGGAAGTTCGGCGATGGGGTCGTCGTTGATGCCGAAGAAAATCCCCAGTTGCTATTTTACGCCGCAGCCGCCATGCGTACCCCTGAAGTAGAATGGGTATTTAAAGGCGCTAAAGAAATCGAATGCATTATCGTTCAACCTCCAATGGTCAAGCGTTGGGTGACGACACCCGCACGCGTTCAAGAGTTTGAGCAAGAGTTAGCTTACGCTGTACGCTTATCTACTTGGCCGTCGCCACCTATGACGTCAGGTGATCATTGCAGATGGTGCACTGCTAAACCAATCTGCCCACAAATGACTGGCGAAGTTGAGCGTGCATTAAAAGTGACCTTAGCAGACCTGCCTAAAGAGCAGATCGCATTACAATTGCAACAGGCGACAGTGATTGAGGATTATTTGAAAGATTTGCGTGCATTAGCGCAGCGCATGTTAGAGAATGATCAACCAGTCCCAGGCTTTAAGTTAGTCGCTAAGCGTGGCACACGTCAGTGGGTTGATGAAGAAAAGGCTACACTGCATTTCGTCAACAACATGTCGCTGCCAATTAGCGATGTTGTAGAAGCAAAATTAAAATCACCTGCGCAGATCGAAAAGATCGTAGGCAAAAAAGAATTCCCTAGCGAGTTGGTTGTATCCGTCTCGTCAGGTAATACGTTGGCGCCGGATTCCGATCCACGTCCAGCGGTGCTGCAAATCGGCTCTCAGTTGAAAGCCGCATTAACTAAACTTCAATAAAGGAAAATACAATGTCATTCGCATTAGCAAATCTCCCATCCGTATCAACTCTCACCACCGCATTACGCACGCTTGAGCAGGACGTAGGCGCAGCAGGCACTGCCATCATCAAGATGGATAAGACAGGCCACTGGGTTTATGGCGCTGACCAGACTGAAGTCGATGACGAATCGACATGGGCAGTTAATCCATTCTCGTTCGTGCATGGTTTTATTGCATGGGGTGACGGTGAAGTATTAGGTGAAAAGATGGTGTCGGTTACTCAGCCGCTGCCAGAGTTGGAAAGCGCGCCACCTAACGCCAAGAAGGGTTGGGAGCAGCAAGTTGGCATGATGATTAAATGTCTGTCAGGTGAAGACAAGGGTTTAGAAGCTCGGTACACCGTTACATCAGTTGGCGGTAAGCGTGCGATCCAAGCACTTGGCGTTGCTATTGCTGAGCAGATTGAGAAGGATCAATCTAAGCCTGTGCCGGTTGTGAAGTTAAAGAAAGATCACTATCAGCATAAGTCTTATGGTCGTATCTACACACCAGTGTTTGAAATACTGGAGTGGGTGTCGATGGATGGTGAAGTAGAGGCAGAAGCAACGCCAGAAGCAGAGCCAACACGTCGTCGTCGTAGTTAATCTTTAGGGGAAAAGCGGATGCCGAAAGGTGCAGCGAGTACCCCGCCCTTTTAGGGGGCTGTTAAGCCAGCATTCGAGGATGGTGAACCGTGAGATTTTCTGGCTTTCTTTCACGGCTAGTTAAAGCCCAAATCGTAGCCCCCGCCCTAATACGCATGAGGATTGGGTTTTTTAAACAAGAGTTAGTTTGAGAATCGTCACTGGCGGGAACCATGGCGCTCAGTCCTCAGTCGTATTCGGGAGATAAAAATGAAAATACTATGGGTCGATTTCGAGACACGCAGTCGATGTGACCTTAAAACAAAGGGAGTCTATAACTATGCGCAAGATACAAGCACGGATGTATTATGTATGTCCTACGCCTTTGATGACGATGAGGTTGTCACATGGACTCCCGATGCTCCATTCCCCGATTCCGTACGAAACCACACAGGGCGCATATACGCGCACAATGCCGCTTTTGAGCGCCTTATTTTCTGGTATGTCTTACAGGTTAACTTTGACCTCAAACAGTTCGTCTGTACCGCGGCACAAGCGCGTGCTAATTGCCTGCCTGGGAGTCTTGAAGACGTCGGACGAGCAATATCAAGCATCATGCGAAAAGATCATCGAGGTTCGCAACTTATTAGAGCACTCTCTATACCGCGTTCGGACGGGACATTTAATGATGACGCCGCGCTAATGGCCGAGATGATCGCGTATTGTGAGCAAGACGTGCGTGCTATGCGTGCCGTCTCAAAAGCCATGCGCCCGTTGTCTGAGCAAGAGTTAGCCGACTATCATATCAACGAGCAGATCAACGATCGTGGTGTGCTGCTTGACCTGCCATTGGCACAAGCTGCTATTCGTTACGCAGCAGCAGAGCTTGACGAGATACAAACCTTAGTTAATGAATTAACCGATGGCGTCATCACCTCCGTTCGCTCACCACGCATGCGTGAGTGGGTGCTTGAGCGTGTTGGTGAAGACGCTAAAAAACTAATGTGGAATGGCGAGAAATATTCCATCGATAAAACCGTACGTGCCAATTTACTTGCATTGGAGAATTATGATGAAATCCCGCCCCACGTTGCCGACGTTATCCAGTGCGCAGACGATCTCTGGGCGTCGTCTGTCGCAAAATTTAGCCGACTTAGCCACCTTGCTGATGAAGACGACCAAAGAGTGCGAGGAGCTTTCGTATTTGCTGGAGGCAGCGCCACAGGCCGAGCCAGTAGCTACGGAGCACAAGTCCACAACTTTACCCGCAAGTGCGCAGAACATCCAGACGAGGTACGGCAGGCTATGGTACGGGGTCACGCAATCGTCCCTAAATACGGACGCAGAATCACCGACGTCTTAAAAGGCATGCTTCGCCCTGCGTTGATTCCTGCGCAAGGTAAACAGTTCGTTGTCGCTGACTGGTCAGCGGTCGAGGCACGCGTGACAGCCTGGGCATCCGGTGATTCGCAAGCCGAAGACGTGCTTGACGTATTCCGTAGTGGTCGAGACATTTACAAGCGTGAAGCTGCCGGTATCTACCGCGTCAAAGAAGAAGACGTCACCAAAGATCAACGCCAGATCGGCAAGGTGGCGATTCTGTCACTAGGCTTTGCCGGTGGCATTGGCGCCTTCTCTGCAATGGGTCGAGCGTATGGTGTGGTGATGACCGAATCCGATTCCCGCCGCATTGTGGACGCATGGCGCAGGTCAAACCAATGGGCGGTCAAATATTGGGCAAAGCTTGAAGAGGCGTACACGCGTGCATTACGCAACAAAGGGCGTGAGTTTAGCGCAGGTCGTGTGACTTATCTGTATGACGGTCAGCACCTGTGGTATGCGCTGCCTAGCGGTCGCATCCTGTGCTATCCGTTCGCTAAGTTTGAAGGTGAGAACATTACCTATGTAAAAGCCGCATGGAAACCGGCAGCCGATGCGAAAGAATGGCCGAGAGCACGCTTGTGGAAGGGTCTAGCCTGTGAGAACATAACGCAAGCGATAGCAAACGATTTGCTGAGGCATTCTTTACGCCAACTTTCTGACGTTGTTCTTCATGTGCATGACGAGATTGTGCTTGAGACTGACGATCCAGCCGCTGAAAATAAACTAAAAGACGTGATGTGTACGCCGCCGGACTGGGCAGAAGGGTTACCGCTAAATGCGGAGGTTGAAGTGATGAGCCGGTACGGCAAATAAAAAAGCCGCCCTGCAAGGCGGCCTTACTACTAAAGGAAAACATGAACTTTTTAGAATTTATCACAAAATTGGCGCCAGAGGGCGAAACCGCGCTAATTGTTAAACAAAAACCACTCAAACCGTTGCAATATCACGCCGATGGAGCGATAAAAGCCACTTGGCCTGCCTATTTGCCCTCAAAACATGACGGAATCGGCGCATGGTATGGCAATACTGCGTCATTTATCATTGATCGCTTTAAAGACGGGCATGTTTCAGCCTCAAGTGCAAACTGTGATTACGTCTTGGTTATGATGCTTGACGACATTGGCACCAAGTCCAAGACGCCGCCGCTTGACCCGACTTGGATCATGGAGACCTCACAGGGATCGTTTCAATGGGGTTATGCATTTAAAGAGCAACCGACCAAAGCAGAATTTTCAGCAGCGATCAAAGCGATAGCAGATGCAGGTTACACCGACCCAGGCGCCACCAATGCAGTGCGCAACTTTAGACTCCCAGGGTCGGTCAACTTAAAGCCGAACAAAAACAACTTCGCCGCACGTCTTGTCGAGTTCCATCCTGAGCGCGAGTACACGCTTGACCAAATATGCAAAGCGCTTGACGTGACACCAGTGCCAGTCGAGTCGCTTGAGTTGCGCCCGATCCGCATTTCTGACGATGGCGCAGATGATGTGATGGCATGGTTGTCGCAGCAAGGTCTGTTGCTCACACACCCAAACCCTGAAGGCTGGGCGGGCGTGATCTGCCCCAACAAAGACGAGCACACCGACGGCAACCCCGAAGGGCGTTACATGCCAGCAACTCGCGCTTACCGTTGCTTGCATAGCCATTGTGTCGACTTTAGTTCTGCTACGTTTTTAGAGTGGGTTGCTGCCAATGGTGGTCCAAAACACACGACCGGCTTACGTGAAGAGTTACTTGCGCAAGTGATGGACGCAGCGATTTCTAAATTGCAGCCGACAGACGCATTTCCAGACGCAGGTGCAGAGCTGATCGCTGAAGTTGAGCGACGTGAGATTGGCAGAGTTGAAAAGGCTGACTGGTACAACCGCTTTGCGTATATACAGCAAGACGATAATTATTTTGATATGCATGACCGGCGTGAGCTGTCACGCGGCACGTTCAATGCCTTGTTTCGTCATGTGACTTGTTTTTCTATCCATCCTAGCAAGGTCAAGCGCAGGATCGAAGCAGCGGTATGCTTTGATGAGAATCGTCAAGCGATGGGTGCGCATGCATTGGCTGGCATCACTTACGCTGCCGGTGAAAGTGTCTTGGTTACCCGCGAAGGTCAAGTGTATGGCAACCGATGGGCGGATGCACGCCCCACACCAGTCGCAGGCGATATAACGCTGTGGCTCGATCACTTGCACCACATGATCCCAGACGAGCGGGAGCGGGAACATATGCTTGACGTAATAGCGCACAAAGTGCAACACCCTGACATCAAAATTAATCACGCCATTTTGCATATCGGTCGTCAAGGATCAGGCAAGGACTCATTGTATGAGCCGTTCTTATGGGCTGTCGGCGGTAATAGATCGTCCCGCCGTAATGTTGCGATCGTGCGCAATGAAGAGGTGCAGAGTCAGTGGGGTTATAACTATGAATCGGAAATCATGGTTTTTGAAGAGTTGCGCCAGACCGAAGCAAAAGACAGGCGCGCATTAGAAAACCAATTAAAGCCGGTGATCGCAGCCCCGCCTGAGTTTATCTCGGTAAACAGAAAAGGCATGCACCCGTATCAGGCCTTAAATCGCATGTTTGTTCTAGCGTTCTCGAATGAGCGCGTGCCCTTGTCGTTACCCTCAGAGGATCGCCGATGGTTCGTCGTGTACTCTGAAGCCGGTCGCATGAGCGATGAAGCGGGCGCAAAGCTTTGGAAGTGGCTCGACGCAGGCGGGTGTGCTGCTGTGGCCGCTTGGCTACATGCGCGGGACGTGAGCGCGTTTAATGCCGGCGCAACCCCGCCAATGACCGAAGCAAAGGCCATTATGGTAGAGCAAGGGCGATCTGGCGCGGAATCGTTCTTGGTTGATCAGCTTGAGAATAGGTTGGGCGAATTTAGCAAGGGTGTCGTTGCATCCCCGTTTTATGCATTGTGCGATCGCTTGGCCGGTTTAGCGGGCAATAAGATACCGCAGGCGGCACTATTGCATGCGCTGAAGGAAGCGGGTTGGATTGACTTAGGACATGTCGCCACACGTGAGTACAAGACCAAGAAGCATATATTCTGCGCGCCTGATATGGTGACAATGGGTAAAGCAGAGCTGCGCCGGTTAGCGGAAGACGTGCCTATGCCTGCAATGCGTGTCGTTAAATAAAGAAAAACCCCGCTCTAAGGGCGGGGCAAAATACCCGTAATGCATACGGGCGGGAGTGATTACAATTCTAGCAGAATTGCGATCAATGCAGCGATTAAAACTCCGAGAAGTGCAAACATGCTTCCCTCTCAATCGCTTCAATAGTGCTATCAGATAGAAAATCGACCACGTCAACACCGCCGGCAAATGCGTGCACTAGGTGCGCGGCGCCATGATAATTGCAGTCTAAATCAGGCTCTTCATATTCCAAATAACAGTCGAGCTTATCGAGATAGGTGTAAAATTCTAGGTTTTGTGGCCACCATAAGGCCTCTGGCGCGTTCATATTAGACTCCCTGCACGCTGAATCGCGCGTAAAATTTCAATGTGATTTTTAGGGTCAAGATTTGCAAACTGATAAATCACGCGCTTTATTTCGTCTAATTCTTGGCGCAAGTCTTCAATGCATTGGTCTGCGTCTTTTAAATCGTCGGTTAGTTCCTTGATACGATCGGCGACTGGCGCGTCTAGCATATTGCCGTATAGCTCAGCGCGTTCTATGTCGCCGGCCATATAGGCTGCGCGTTCTAGTTCTTCGAGTGTGCGAAGACTTGTTTCAATATGTAATTGATTAGTTTTCATTTGTTTTCTCCTTGTGCCCATAACATAGCTTGATAAATTGATTCTGCTAGATCATTGACTTGCGCGCTTAGCTCGTCGTCGTCGAAGTGCTCGAACGGTTCCCATGCGACGGTGCACTCGTCGTCGCTGTAAAAATGTGACTCTGCTATGCCGTACGCGCGCGCCAATAATTCGGATTGATTTTTATTGACGTTCGCAAATTGCTTTTCTATTGCTTGCGCTTTTTCTTTTTCATTCATTTTTTACACTCCCGTTCTAATTGATATCTGATCGCGTAGTGCCAAACCCCAAGCGCGTCGACAATTGACGTGTAGTGCTCACAATATGGCATATCCTCACCTGATTCATACCGCGCCACAAAATCGGCGACGTAATCACTCGGCGCGTCCCCTACATTGTGCAAATAGGCCTGAATGAATGCGGTTTGCTCTTGTTTATCCATTATTAGCCCCTCATAGGTTTAAATGCACTAACCGGCAATGTAATCTCTTGGAATATGTCGCCAAGCGCGTTAAAACATTCGACATAAGCAAAACCGTCTTCCAAGCGGATAGAAATATATCCGCCGTTTTTGTCTCCCTTATCAAAATTGATGAGCACGCATTGGCTAGTGTCGTTTTCATGCGTGTCTAGTGACGGTGTTAAGCCTGCTTGTTTTCTGAATATTTCAATTGCTTCATATAACATTTTTATTTCCTCCCATTAGATTAATAATCGCGGCCTAACCGCTGGACAAAACCGCCGGTATCGCGCTTGGCTTTCCCTTTGGCATACAATGCGACGACGACACCGGCCGGCTCAATATGTCGAACATCGGTATCATCCCCGTCGACGACCGGCCAACCGCGAAAGCTTGCCGGTATTTCTTCGCGCTTATAAAAAACGACGGCCGTACGTTTATTTGCCGGATTAACTAAACCCTTAATTGAAATAGGTTTAGGTGTTAACGCGGAAAATGAGAAAGTAAGATCATAGTTTCCAGATGTCTTATTTTCTAATTTTCGGCTCGGATGTTTTGTGTAATCATAAAATTGAACATCTGCAAACAATTGAAAAATCGTTTTTCCGTCAATTAAGATATTTTCAAACGGGATGTCACTTGTGCCATTAGGCCTTACAAGCGGGATTAATCCGAGATTTGCGGCGCGGCGCGCAAGTGTCCAAATATCAGCGGCCATGGATAGCATGAATGCGCGCTGATTATTGTAAAAAAATTCGGTCTTTTTCTTGCGCGCTTTTTGCGTGCTATTGAATGCGCCGCGTCCCGCTGTATTTAAACAACCCTCAAAACATCCGGCCATTATTGCAAACGGACATAATTTCTCATCCGGCACTAGATAACAGATCGCGGTTAGATACCCTATCTTTTCGCCCTTGATCGTTTTGGCGCTTGATTCGCCTAGAATCGGCCGGTACTGCAAGCCCTCATTTTTTAACTGTAACTTATATGGATTTCTCATTGTTTTCTCCCTAATTAAAATAAAAATAGAACTACTAAAAACACATAAAACACTGCCGCTACTACTAAACCGCCAATAATCTCTTTCATGTTTTTCTCCCTTATTTAAAAAGCGCTAAGTTTCTAAAGTTATAGGCAAGCTTTTCGCGCTTGCAATATTTCACGACATCAGCGCGCTCTGCTAAATAATCGGTACTATCTTGAATGTTAAAAAGCAAGTGATCAAACTCTTCACGCACTGGTGCATCAAGCCAGCGCAACGCATAACGACCGTTATCACGCAACAAGCGCCTAGCCTTTTTATAGTCTGATTTATTCATCTTTTTCTCCCTTTTTATTTCCGTTAATCAACACTGCAAACGAATACTAGCAAAAGTTTAAAAGATTATTGTAAGTAGTTTAGTAAATTAGTCAGGTATTAATTGCGGGTAATTGTCGGCGGTTTGCGGGTAATTTAAAAACGCGAATTGCCCGCGCTATAACATAGGCGCAGCGGGGCTTTTAGCTATTTGCGGGTAATTGTAGGCAATTGTTTCTGGAACCTAAGTAAGATTTTAAATTTGTTATATATAAGCTAATAAGCCCTGCAATTAGGCGCGACGCATGTAGCCGCACCGATTTAAAAGGCAATTCTAAATTGCCCTCATTGCCCTCATACTATTTTGATAACATGCCTAAAAAATAGGCAAAGTATTGCCCCGCGTAAACACTTGTAAGCTTGTGTAAGCATGCAACTTGCGACTTGAAAAACATTGCCTACACTTGCCCTCATACCAAATCGGCAACAAAAATAAGTGAGTACTCACTAACCTCGCAAAAATAAGTGAGCACTTACTAACTTGCTTTTTTGGCAACTAGCTCGAGGGAGGGGGGTGGGGGCCGGCGCCGTCCGGTCACGGCTACGGAGGCATCACGCAAAATTTTTTTTATTTTTAAATTTTTTAGTTATACTGCAAACTATGTTTAAATCTTTACCATTCACAGCGCGCAAAGTGGAGGCGACTGAGGCCAGGCTTCAGGCGATCTACGATGCTGCGGCTTTAGGATTAAAGGGCGACTCATTGGCGTTAGCCGCCGGCATGCTGCCACAAGAGTATCGGCAGTTATGTCAGCTCGATCCGGTTGCTGAGATGGCAGAATTAAAAGGACGCGCTGACAGTGAACGCGAAGCGTCTGCGTTCTTGCGTGACGCAGCCCGAGCTGGCGACGCCAAGGCAGCGTTAGCAATATTGCAACACGCTCACGGCTGGACTGCGAAGCAGGAAATTAGCATTGACGTCTATCAGAAGATCAGCATAACGCAGGCGTTGCAAGAAGCTAAAGAGCGCGTTATTGACGGGCTGATCACCGAACAGTCCCCTACATTACTACCAACCAAAGTGACGCATGGCACAACTGCCGATATATGATTCAGAAGGTGAGCAACTACTAATGGCGCAACTCTGGGCGCCGCAAGTTGCGGATGACCCAGAAGCGTTTGTGTTGTTCGCCTTTCCTTGGGGCAAACCCAACACGCCACTAGCGCACTTCAAAGGTCCTCGCACTTGGCAACGGCAAACGCTGCGCTCAATCGCCAATCACATCAAAGAAAACAAAGGTCAGCTAGACATGGAAGCGTTGCGACTGGCAATTGCGTCTGGTCGTGGTATTGGTAAATCCGCATTAGTTAGTTGGCTAATTTTGTGGATGTTGACAACCCGCATCGGCTCGTCAGTCATTGTGTCCGCTAACAGTGAAGCGCAGTTGCGATCAGTCACTTGGGGTGAGTTGACCAAATGGCAAGCAATGATTATTAATAATCACTGGTGGGAAATCTCGGCAACTAAGTTGGTGCCGGCCAAGTGGATCACGGAGTTGGTCGAACGGGATTTAAAAAAGGGTACGCGTTATTGGGCGGCGGAAGGTAAACTTTGGTCGGAAGAAAACCCTGACAGTTACGCCGGTGTGCACAACCACGACGGGATGATGTTGATCTTTGATGAGGCGTCGGGTATTCCAGATTCAATTTGGTCGGTTGGTGCGGGCTTTTTTACCGAGCCGATTTTAGATAGATATTGGTTTGCGTTCTCCAACCCGCGTCGAAACCAAGGTTACTTTTATGAGTGTTTCCACGCCAAGCGTAACTTTTGGAGTACGCGCAATATTGACTCACGCACAGTAGAAGATACGGACAAACAGGTATATGAGCAGATCATTGCGGAATATGGCGAGGATTCGCCACAGGCTAGGGTTGAGGTCTACGGTGAATTCCCAACGGCTGGCGAAGATCAGTTTATTGGTGCACGTCTTGTCGACGACGCCGGTGGTCGGGAGAAATACAAGGATGCGACGGCACCAATTATTCTCGGCGTTGACCCAGCTCGAGGCGGCGCGGACTCAACGGTAATAGTGGTGAGACAAGGTCGAGACTTGGTTGCAATCAAACGCTTCCACGGCGAGGACACGATGACGACAGTCGGTCGGGTGATTGACGCCATTGAAGAGTACCGGCCAGCACTAACAGTGATCGACGAAGGTGGCTTGGGCTACGGGATACTTGACAGATTAAAAGAACAGCGATACAAAGTGCGTGGGGTTAACTTTGGTTGGAAATCAAGCAAGCCTGTCATGTGGGGCAACAAGCGCGCAGAGATGTGGGGCGCAATGCGGGATTGGTTGAAGACTGCCAGTATACCAAACGATCGACAGCTAAAAGCTGACTTGACTGGACCGATGAAAAAGCCGGACTCGTCAGGCACGATTTACTTAGAAGGCAAGAAGGAAATGAAGTCACGAGGTCTAGCCTCACCAGATGCGGCGGATGCATTAGCAGTGACTTTTGCTTTTCCTGTAGCACATAGAGAATCAAGCTTTGATCGCGCACCACGCACTAGAACATACCAACAGCAAACAGCCGCAACCGGCTGGATGGGGAATTAAGATGGCTACTAAACCTGGGCTGTACGCAAACATCCACGCTAAGCAAGAGCGCATCAAAGCAGGCTCTGGCGAGAAAATGAGAAAGCCAGGCACAGCAGGCGCGCCGACCAAGAAAGATTTTAAAGAGTCTGCCAAGACAGCTAAGAAAGGTAAATAATGCCATTAGTTAAATCAAAATCTGAAAAAGCATTTCGTGAAAATGTCAAGGCTGAGGTAAAATCGGGCAAACCGGTTAAACAAGCGGTGGCAATAGCCTACGCAACCAAACGCGCGGCATCAAAACCTGCAAAAGGCAAAAAGTAATGGACTATACTGGCATCAATACGGCGGCAAAAGTTGCGAATGTGGGCGGTAATCCACAGCCGACTGATGTCAGCAAAAGCGAGTCAGACGTATTAGCGACAATGCGTAATCGCCTGCAAATGGCGATCTCTGCACTGTCTGACAGCCGCTCCGATGAATTAGACGATTTAAAATTTTACGCTGGCTCACCAGATAATCACTGGCAGTGGCCATCAGACGTATTAGCTACCCGTGGCGCAGTGCAAGGTCAAACGATCAATGCACGCCCAACACTAACGATCAACAAACTGCCTCAGCATGTTCGACAAGTCACCAACGACCAAAGACAAAACCGTCCGAGCGGCAAAGTTATTCCTGCCGACGACAACGCTGACCCAGAAGTTGCAGAAATCTACAACGGCATGGTTAGGCACATCGAGTACATCTCGGACGCCGACGTCGCTTACGACACCGCCTGCGAAAATCAAGTAAGTTACGGCGAAGGCTACATTCGTATCATTACGGAATACTGTAGCGACGACTCGTTTGATCAAGACATTAAGATCATGCGTGTGCGCAACTCCTTCTCCGTATACATGGACCCGACCATCCAAGACCCATGCGGTGCGGATGCGAAATGGTGTTTCGTAACGGAAGACATATTGCGCGCAGATTATGAGCGCATGTTCCCAGACGGCACGCCAATCTCTAGCTTGCAGTCACTAGGCGTAGGCGATCAAAGCATTAATGTCTGGATTAACGAAGACACGGTTCGTATCGCTGAGTATTACTATGTCGAATACGACAAGGCGACCTTACATCTATACCCAGGCAACATCACCGCGTTTGAAGGCTCACCTGAAGCTAAGCAGCTAAAGGAAATGGGCGTCAAACCATTGCGTACGCGCGAAGTAGATGCACAACGTGTGAAGTGGTGCAAGACAAACGGCTATGAAATGCTTGAAAAGCGTGACTGGGTGGGTAAATTTATCCCCGTTGTGCGTGTAATTGGTAACGAATTCCAAGTTGATGGTCGTATTTACATCTCTGGATTGGTCAGAAATGCCAAAGATGCCCAAAGAATGTACAACTACTGGGTGTCGCAAGAGGCAGAAATGCTTGCATTGGCGCCAAAAGCGCCATTTATTGGCTATGGCGGCCAGTTTGAAGGGTATGAAACCCAGTGGAAAACCGCAAACACGCAAAATTGGCCATATTTAGAGGTAAATCCTGATGTAACTGACGGAAATGGTGCAGTGCTCCCATTACCACAGCGCGCAGCGCCTCCGCTGCCACAAACTGGCTTGATTCAAGCCAAGATGGGCGCGTCGGATGACATTAAGTCTACGACAGGTCAGTACGACACCAGTTTAGGAGCGACTTCTAATGAACGTTCGGGCAAAGCGATTATGGCAAGAGAGCGTCAGTCTGATACTGGCACTTATCATTACGTGGACAATTTGGCACGCGCTATTCGTCACGTCACCCGTCAATTAGTTGACATCATTCCAAAAATTTACGACACACAACGTGTGGCTCGTATTGTTGGTATGGACGGCGACACCAAAATGGTTAAGATTGACCCAACTCAACAAGAACCCGTCAGAAAGATTGTTGACCAAAATAATCCTGAGATTGTTATCGACAAGATTTACAACCCCTCAGTCGGTAAGTATGACGTTGTGGTGACTACGGGTCCGAGCTACATGACCAAGCGTCAAGAAGCATTGGATGCAATGGGTATGATCCTGCAAAGCAACCCACAATTGTGGTCAGTTGCTGGCGACTTGTTTATTAAGAACATGGATTGGCCAGGCGCCCAAGAAATGGCTAAGCGTTTTGCTAAAATTATTGATCCGAAGATTATGGCTGACTCTGACGAATCGCCAGAGATGCAACAAGCTAAGCAGCAAATGGAAGCAATGGCTCAAGAGTTGAACCAGTTGCACGAAATGATGCAGAATGTCGGCAAATCGATTGAAATGCAGGATTTAGATCGCAAAGAATTTGAAGCGCAAATTAAAGCGTTTGATGCGGAAACTAAGCGTATTTCTGCGGTTCAAGCGGGCATGACTGAGCAACAAATCCAAGATATTGCAATGGGCGTAGTTGCTGCTGCGATGGAATCAAACAATCTGATGGCAGAAATGCCAAGCCGTGAAGAAAATATGTCAATGGAGATGGGTGATCAGATGATGCAGCTACCACCGCAAGAGCAGATGATGCCTGAAGAGCAGATGATGCCACCACCAGAACAAGGAATGCCACAATGAAGCCAGCAGATTTTGTAGGTCTATTGTTTTTAGCTAGGGACGTTGCACACAGCGTGCATTTAAACACCCGCAGCTTTTCAAAACACATGGCATTGAATATTTTTTACGATCGCATTATTGATGCAACAGATGATTTTACTGAGTCCTATCAAGGACGGCACGGTTTGATTGGTCCTATTACATTGATGTCAGCTAAGAAAACTGGCAACATTATTGAGTTTTTAGAAGACTCATTAAAACAAATTGAAGACGCTCGGTATGAAGTAGTTGATAAAACCGATACTTCAATTCAACAATTAATTGATAATATTGTTGAAATTTATCTCCGTACCTTATACAAATTGAGGTTTTTAGCATGAGTAACTATTACGCGTCGCAAACATCTTTTGGTAAAAACGAGCCATTTGAATTGCAAGTTGCTCGTGGACAAATATCGGGGCATTCAATCGTTACGGTTTCTGGGTATAACTCGGATGTTGACTCCGCCGCGTAT